TAGATGTGCATATTATCAATGTCACTTGGCCATGAATGGTTAGTGGCCGGATGCACATTCCACGTGTAGCCTGGCATGAGTGGCTCAATGGTGAGCGTGAAACTGCACTTGTCTTCAGCAGTTCGCCCACAAGCGACTCCAGGGAACCATCCGGTCCCATTGGCCCTGAGGATGTCTTGGTCTAGGGGGCTACCATAAGCATACAACAAACCCGTCGCGAATGGGGGCATTTCGCAAGTGCCCGTGATCTCAATCGCGTCGAATGTGAATCTTTGGTAGTTTGACAATACATCCGTGACAAAGGTCTGGGCAAGCAAGGCCTGTCCAATATCAATGCCAATGATGTGTTCTTCTGCGTTGTTCACTGTCGACCAGGGGTAGACTCCGAGTTTCGCTCGTCTCTCAAGGAGGGCGTGCCTTTCGGTCTCAACAGTGGATAGGTAATGTGGGTAGCCACTCACATGTGCCACGTCCGGTCTGCTTGGTGTCTCAAGTGTCAACGTCTCTGATGTGCCAGCTGTCACTGGCAGCACAGGAGCTTCGAGTCCTTCTTCAGGTCCCTGCTCATGTGCGTCTCGCTCTTCCGCGCTAGGTGCAATTCGTAAATGAACTTTTTGCTGTCTGTTCAAACAGTCCTGTGCCCGTTTATATCTGTAGTCGAAGCTAGCGGGGTTCCGCAAGCGACGAAAAAGCGCCTGTTCAAAGCAGGGGGGCGTGTAACAGTAATCTCCCCAGCGAGGGTGCTGAGTGATCCTGTTGACGAAATCGATGAAAGTCCGTTTTCCATGGTGCGTGAGTTCGTTGATGGCACACTTAACTGCATCTCTCATGGTGCTAGTGCCAACCAACTTCTTCCCACGAATCCAATCACAAGAATTGACCACCTTGTTGTACTCGAGTGGCATGTGCCAAATCGAGCCGTCGCATCTGAAACCCCGTGAAAGGAAAGACATCCGGGGGATCACATCGCCTTCCAGCGCATCAAGAAACTCAGGGGGGCCTTTCTTATCGGTCCCGGTGTAAACCATACCAAAAATCTCTTTGAAATTGTGCTGGATCCTGGCGGGATCCACTTCCACGGGGGGGGCAACGATGTTGTCGTCGCCATACAGACACATATTTGTGCGCATCGCAAGATCAAAGGCCTCATCTTTATCATAACCTTGCTCGAGGTACTCCTTGTAATAAACAGTCGTGTGGGCAATAAGTCCATTCCCGTTGCCGGTGGTGGATGTGCCAAACT